ATTATTCGGTGCTGGTTGAACCTCTACAAAATAACTGGCATTTGTCGATAATCCAGAAATAGCGGGAATTCCACTTGCTGGAGAGTATACAATTTCATCTCCAGTAAAAAATGGAACAACATCGGGAAAAGAAAGAGTGTCGTATGACAATTCATTAATGTCATAGTTTTGAATTGCCCCAGACGCTGTAGAAGCAGTAGCAATTTGAATTTCTGTCGTTACTGGTCTAATAACATAAGAAGGAAGTGAGTTTGATGCAACGTATGCAAACTCGTTATTTTCAATATATGTGTTCAACACATCAGAAGACACTACATTATCACCTAAAGACAATGGTGCTCCAAGACTGGAAGATGTGTTAATTCTTTTTCTTATATCGTATGCGTCTAGTGGGTTGAGACCAGAGTAATCACCAGCACCAAGTGTGACTGCGTTGTCAGTTAGGTTTACGTTAATTACTTCTAAATTGGAAGCGGCAATTGTTTGTGATGCTCTTTCCACAACATCAACAATATCACCCAACTTCAAACTAGATCTATCGATTGTGGCATCAAGGTTAAAAGTAGATCCACTGAAAGAAGTGACAAAATATCTTGCGGAGGTATTGTAGATCCAAGAATTGTAGAAGATTTTCTCATAAGAGTCATCTTGTTGGTCATTACTAATAACTTGACCAAGATTTTTAACAGAGATCAATGCTCCTTCTACAGCAGAGAAAATATCTTCTGTTTGTACAAATTTGTTTAAAACACCAGTCAATACAAATCTTACTGGTCTTGTAAGATCATTCTCCTCAAAAGCATAAACTTCTAGAGATTGTGTAATCTCAGTTCTTGGATTAATACTTTCAGTTAAACCTTCACAACCAATAAATTGTGTAATTGTTTTGTCTGTGTAGGTTACAACATCGTTGCCAACAGAAAATGATCCAGATTGTGGAAATCCAATTGTAGAGTCTACGGTAATTACGCTAGATCCTGCGGAGTGATCTCCAATCGTAAAACTGCTTCCAGGAATAACAAACTTACCTTCAATCAGACTCTCATCATCAAAACCGATGAAAAGTGAGATTTTATAATAGGTTTGAACACCGATATCGTCTGTGGTTCCTCTTGTGAAAATTTCAACTTCTGAAATTGGTCCACTGGCAGCACCAATGCCATTAGATAGTTGAGCATCTTGGAAAAGGGTTGTTCCAGAGATTAATGCTGGATTACCACTAATAAGTTTTGCAACTACGACTTCTCTACGAACATAGTTTGCATATGATGGTTTGGAAAGAAACTGCTCAAGGTCAATTACTTTGGAATCAATGCCAAAGAGAACCTTCATCAGAATCTTGATAGATTCTTCCGTACCTTTACTTTGATATAAACTTCTAGACTCTTTAATGAAATTATTTACATCAAGATTATCCGCAAGTGGACTATTTTCTAATCCAGGTGTATATAATCTTTTGAGTTTATTGTAAAACTCCTTAAGAAATAGCGCACTGAGGTTCTGAACACTAGTTCCAGCAGAGTGAGATTCCGCAACCGTTTCGGAAAATACTAATTCCTCTGGATCGTTAGGTGCTCTATATGAGGTAATGCCAGAAAAACCACGAACAACACCAGTAAAGGAATTTGTAGTTACTCCAGTATATGTGATAACCTCATTACCTAATTTGATTAATCCGTATTCTTGCGGAAAACCTTTGGTGTTGGTTACAAATATTTCCGTATCTGTCGTTGAAATACCAACAGTTACCGTGGACATTCCAGAAATGACATCTGGAGTCAGTGTTTCTAGTCTGAGGTATTTGTCAATATTTTCACCGAGATCTACTGGACCACCAGCAAATTCTTGCGATGTATAGTAGGTTTGTAAAAAATCCACTACAAGCGGATTTTCATCTTTAATAAACTCAGGGAGTTGACTGTTTACAACATCCTGAATTTTAACTCTGGTATCAAAGACAGAATTCGTGTTTATCATTTCCTACTTAATTGTCCGTTGGTATAACTGGATGCTACAGGGAACCCTACTCCTGAAATTTGTTCACCCGATGAAATGGTGTCCCTTGCCATATTTATGGTACTATTTGAGATATCCAGTTGCAAATACAGGTCTTTCAGACCAATAACATCATTGGATTCTGGAACTGCCTGAATTTCAATAATTCCGTCAGATTTAACTGTTGATGTTATATTAACTGTGTTGATTAATATTTCACCTTTTACATAATCAATGGTTCCAGCGGCAGGAACAACCACAATTGGACCAGCATCAGATTCTTTTACAATTGCAATAGCACCTTTTAGTTTATCTGCGTTTGGAACGTCAGTAAAGTACAAAAGATCGGAAGATCCTTGAACTGTGAATCCTGTACTTTTAATATTGAATCCTTCACTAACAACATGGAACTCATTTCCATAGCAAAGTTCATATTGCGTGAATGAATTAAGAATAGATCTCAAATTACGTCTAATAATCACTCTCGTGATGTTAGAAGTAATAGCTTCATTAGTATTATCAATAATTTTTACAGTTTTACTATATTTGAACCTACCACCAAATTTGTTTAAGTCAATAGAGTCTGCATAAGTGTTCAAACTCGATGTAACATCACTTTGAAGTTGATTTACGTCAGAAACTTGAGCAGCATTGAAAAATACCGTGGATTGCAGTTCAATAAACAGAAGTTTCAGATCCTCAATTCTTTGATTAACACCAGCAACGGAAAAATCCTTCAATTTGCTCAAAATTTGACTTTTTGTGAAGTCAGATAAGAATGTTCCGTTTTTAGGTTTGATACTCAGTACAACAGTCCCAAATTCTGGGGGATCTAACTCTTCACCACCAACAACAGAGACAGATTCTGTATCTGGGTAAATTCTTTGGACAATAGCTTCATAATCTTTTGCAGTTACCGCTCTATATTGAGAAGAGTACAGTCTTGGTGCATAATATTTTACAGAGTCAATAGATTCAATATCAGAACCATTAACTGCAGACTGATTCGTCGTTACAGATACTGTATTCGTTGGTAAAAACGTAGCTCCAATGCTATTTGTTACTGTTCCAGTATATGAGAAGTTTGTAGGTCCATTTCCTGAAGACCCATCAGTTACAATATAAGAAACTTCAATAATAGAACCATCTTCTAACTTTTTACCAAAAATACCATCACCAAAAAGTAATTCATATCGTTCATCTGAAATTTCTTGAATAAGATAGATCTCAGAGATGGATGTAACGTCAATAATATTTTCTACTTGCTTATATTCACGACCAACGGTGTCCTGAGGACCTCTTACAGTCACTCTGATGGAACTTGTATCGATTCCTGGGTTATCTAAGATAAATCTCTGATTGACTGATGCATTGACCTGAAACTGCTTTGTAAGCAGTGTACCCTGGTAGACATCTATTGAACTAAACGATGCCCTTCTAGGTCCATTTCCGTTGGTGTCAGCCCCTGTTAGTACACTAGTTGTGGTGATGTCCTCAGGAATCGAAAATATGACTGAACTATTGTCTGCAGAACCAACAGCGACCAAACCTTTTTCAAGAGTTACAGTGGGACTAGTTCCTGTATACTCAATGTCAAAACTTACCTGTGCCTGTGCAGATTTTCTTGATCTAGGAACATATCCAATGTTTCTAGCAAGAGAAACTACGTTTTCTCTCAACGTAGCGGAGTCAATGAACGACTCATTCACCACCATATTGGTGTTGAACGCTGTAATGTAAGTATTATATGCTAAAGTGTCGATAAGAACAGCAAAGTTCGACCCTTCAAAGTCAAAATCGGTAAAATTCGAGTTCGCTCTCAAATAAGACTTAATAGAAGCCTTAATTTGATCAAAATCTAAGTTTGTAAACTTGGTTAGTGGCATTTATCTCGTAACCTCAAGTAAGAAGGATACATTTTGCGGTGGTAAATCTTGTCCAACAATGTCAAAAAAGACATTTACTTCAAAACTATTGTCGTCTGGTCTTGGAAACACCTCAACATTCAAATTTGCGGCTCTTGCTTCATAATTTAAGATGGTTTCTTCAATTTGATCTGCTATTACAGCCGCAGTACCATAATCACAAAACCCAAATAGCGTATCTCTAACGTCAGAACCCAAATCTGGGTTAAAAAATCGCTCAGTTGGAATAGTTTCTACTAAATTACGCACAGAGCGTGCGATTGCACGCTCATTTGTAAGCACAGGAAGGTCTTTTGTGATTGGGTGTGGTGCAAAAGACAAAGAAATGTCCTTAAATGCCCTAGATGTGCGATTTAGTGCCATGAAAAGGCATAATTTTAGATTATGAACCTATTTATCAGGTTTTCCATAAGTTGGTTCGGTTCCATATTCCCAATCATCGTAATCTTCGTCATTACGAATCTCTTCATGAAGCACAGTTTGACGCTTCATGTCATTAATATGGTCTCCAACGACTTCTCTCAACATTTTTTCATGCATTCGAGCACCTAAATTGTCCAAAAAGTCGCTTTCTGGTAAATTTTGCATGGGAGAATCCTCTCTGTAAGTCCGTTAGAACTTTTAGAGGGGTTGCTATCCCTTATTTTTATTTATTTTCCTCTTCTTGATCACTTTCTTCAGGTGTTTTCCAGAAATATTCATCCGTATCACCCAGTCTAGCCCATTTTAGACCAATTTCAGTCCTATAAAACTTAGTAGAAATTTTAAAATCAGGAGTTTTTGGTGATTCTGGAGTCCTAGATGGACTATACAGTCTCATTCTATTATTGGGATATAGAACGAACTGACCGTTTTCTAGTAGTAGACAATTGTGAGACTTATGTTCTTCAGGCATTTCACTAGTTCCACAATCAATTTTATCATTGTATGGATGATAGTTATCTAAACTGAATAGATATTCTCCTTTCAAATGTCCAAAGTCACGAGTTCGTACTTCAAAATCCAATTCTCCAATATGTTGTTTCTTTATACAAATAACACCATAACTCATACAATCCCAAAATTGGAGATTTGTAAGATCTAAATCAGGCTCTGGAGTTTTTGGAGACGAGACAAATGCAGAAATTGGTAATTTATCATATAGTGCCCCATATTCAGGCAAATATGTCTCAAAATAAAAAGAGCGTCCAGGTAAGGACTTTGCAGTCACCCAGACGCCTTCTACAAACTCGCCATGACCGTCCTGAAGGTCTCTCAGGTATTCTTTACGAACCCAGACTTTTTGTGGAGGGAGATTAGCAATCAAACATGCCATGGTGATTTTACATTACTACATGTATGTATTACCCCCTACCTTGTCCCCGATACCTCTTACGAGCCGAGTTACGAGACGTTGCTGAGAGTTTGGTATTCTTTGATTTACCCTGACGAGTTGTTTTGGGTTTACCTGGTTCAAAGTTAAGACCAGAAATACCGACTTTACTGCGTACTGCCATTGACCTCAATAGTTTCAAATGTAATTTCGGAGGGGTCTGGTCTACCAGTGCTGTAATAAGACTGTGCCAGACCCTCCATTTCGTCGAAGAACTGTTCTTCTGTCAGATTGCTGACGAGCACCGAACCCTGACAGATGATATTATACAACGTCTTGGGTCGGTTTGTCATCAGATAACCCTCATCTTTTCGTGACCGACACGAATGCGTGGGTCACACCAGATTTCATATCCTGCATCGATGGCATCGAGACAGAAAGATACGTCCTCACCACACATGTCCTGAACTTCACCAGAGTTGAAGCGTTGCATCTTAGGTGCGAACCAGGGATACTCCATCTTCTCATTCTCAAACACACCGTGCTTGATCAGAACCCAACCAAAACCAGTGTAGTCAACAGTGAAAGGTTTACGACGCTTGGACATCGTATCACCAGTTTCGTGGTTCATGACACCACCATTGTTCTTGAAGTCATCTTCTTCAAGCCAGTGAGCAACGGAAGAAGTGCTACCGTCTTCGGTCAGATACCAACCACAGGCAATCTCTTTCTCCATCAGAACCAACTGATAGAACTTGTCAGTATTGAAGACGATATCAGAGTCAATCCAGAGTTGATAATCATACTTCAGTTTCCCATCCCAGGGAATCTGATTGGGACCACGCAGAACGTTTGCACCGAGGCACTTGCAACGGGCAAAGTTCACCATGGAACTATAATCTTGTGAAATTTGAATTTGAGCACCAGCACCGACCAAATCAAAACACATCTGAGTGAATGATTTCAAGAATGCGAAAGAGCAACCACGACCAGGCATACAGAAGACAATTGACTTGCCCCTGATCATTTCTTTTGCCTTGTCGTAATCCCACTCTCCACCTTGTTGTGCAGCAGGTCGTTCTGGGGCTTTTGCTTTAACAGTGAATCCTTTAGCCATAACCTAGAAAATCTACATCAGTATTCTAACAAAGTATATATCGTTTGTCAAACGAACCATTTAGTATCATAAGTTGAGTCTACACAACCATATTGACCAGTCGGTACAAAATTAAATGCCAACGAGTAACGAGGTTTTTTGCCACGGTGTAATCCGACACGATGCTGCAAATAAGCAGGAAAAAATACAACCTGACCGTGCTTCGGACGATACCAACTAGAACCAGCGGTATACTCATTGTCATTTACTACGGGATGAATAAAGAAACTTCCAAGATGATCGAGTGGAGAGAAGAAACCTAAATCTCCTCCGTCTTCCTC